ACTCAGCAGTTCTCGCGCGCAGGGGGGGAGGAGGTACAAGTTGTCCCAAAGAAGAAGAATCCAGTGCTGGAGCTGGATCTCAGGAAATCGGTTGTCCCAGTTTGTCCCGTTCTGTCCCAAGTTGTCCTAAAGCTGTCCCTGAAACGGCTTCTGGGACGCAAAAAGGACAGGTTGGGACAAAACGGGACAAAACGGGACAACTAAAAGCAGCAGATCCGTTGCAGCGCAGGGGTTCTGAGAGTTTGGGACACGAGGACAGCGCTATCTTCACGCGCGAGAACTGGCGCACTCCCGAAGAAATGGAGCGCCTGACAAAGGAGGCCGAGATCTGGTAAAAAGTGCTAAAGTGATGCGGTTGTGCACACTTGTATGAATCGCATCACTGTTTCTTTCTCGGATGTGACCGCAAACGGCTTGGAGTGGCTATCCAAACGCACCATGCGTAAGCCCTCTAACCTGCTTGCTTTCCTGTTAAGTCAAGAAATCGAGCGCCAGTTGGAGGCGATGACTCTTGAGGAACGTAACGAGGTCTACGCGCAGTTATCCGATTACCGGGTTTTATGCCTTGATGTTCACCCCGCCTAACTTTTTGCTAGGGCTCATGCGGGTTGTCGCGTGGGCTTTTTGGAGAGATCCCGTGGCTAAGCCTGAACCGCCCCAGCCGAAGCGTCCCAGGAAGCCGACGCTGGGTTACACCGTGGGGGACATCCCGTTCGAGCTGCTAGCCGTGGTGCGGGTCTCTTGGTACCGCAAGGGGCTCGCCTACGAGGTCGAGGAGTACAAGATCGAGGAGTCCGAGGACGCCCAGGCGCAGTTCCACTACGTAGTGGGCACGGCTCTCAAGCAAGGCGCCGACGTCTGCGTGCTAACTCAGTACCAGCCCGAGGAGCTTGGGGTGCCGGTGTGATTCCGCCCGTGGTGGTGTTCGGACTGACGTGGCTGCTGGGAATCCTGGTAGTCACCGTCTACCTGACCCAAATAACCTGAGCTGGTTCCCGCTCTGCTTTGGCATCGGGCTGCAAGAGCCCAAGCCTCTGTCCGGTCCCTGAGGCCGGTCACGCTTGGGCCATCCCACCCAGTCCGAGCCAATGGATAGGACGGCACCGCCGCTGCGGTGCGATGCAGGTTCGAGTCCTGCCTGGGTGCTCAAAGGGGTGGCCGGTAGTGGGTCCTCACGCGGTGTCCACCTTGGTTCCCGCAGCCGGCCTCTACGGGATCGCCTAGACGCCTCAAAAAGGTGTCTAAGCCGCCAGCGTAGCCAGCACCAGCCAACCCACGCGGTTGTAACGGAATGCGACAGCCCGGCCTTGCGGTTGGGCTGTTCGTGTGCAACACTAAGGGCACGCCCGGAGAGACGGGCGCTTCTATTACTGAATTACAAATGGACACGTTGCACACCAAAGTCGAAAACACAAAGCTCAGTCCGTGGTTCTTCGCGGTCAACTGGGGCATCCTTACGCTCCAGCAGAAGATTGCGGATATGGAGGCTGTGGGCCTCGACCCCATCTACGACATCAACCAGCTGGAGAAGCTGCAGGATCTGGAGCAGTTCTTGAAGATGAGCTGGGACCAGTGGTTGGATCGGATGGAGACCAGCAACCCTGCTCAGGAGGTCAAGTGAAGGTACTGGACATTGAGGAACTGCGATTTGAAGGCGACCACCTTGTTGTCGATGCCCTTGTTGATGACGCTGTTCTGGTCTATCCGCAGACGCAGCTCGACCCACCCGAGTGGGGGCCTGCCCTGTGCAGAGGCACCCTCTACTTTTCAGATGAAGACTTGATTCCAGCCACCGATGCAGGACTCCGGGCCATGCTCACCGAGCGCGTTGACGACTGGACTCCACTCGACACGTCTGATTGGGACGTCTGAAGCTCGTGACCTACGTAACCAAGACGACTACGACGATTGGTGCGTAGGGCTAGAGCCTATTCCGGGGGATACGCACTGGGTCAGGGTTCGCACTTTGACCCAGCTTTACCGCCACCTCATTTACGTCTTTGCTACCAGCGAGACCATCTCGTCTACTACACTGTCGAAGCTGGCCATCCACGAGATTCTCAAGTTGAGACTCACGGATCTCACCCGGTTGAGGCAGCAAGATCCAAACTTTTTTGCTTAAGAATTTCAATGACTGACGCAGCTTTCAATCTCCAGCAACTGGAGACTCGCCCGAACTGGTACGAGCACCTTTCTGATGTGGAGCGTGCGATGCGCCAAGCAGCAGATGAGTGGGCAGTCCGTCGAGACTATGGGTGGGAAGGAGATGACGGTGGGGAGTGGGGGCCGAATCCGCTTCAGCCTGGTGAAACAGTGCTGGAGTCGGATTGGTACGACACTTTGGGGCTACCGTTTCCCGAGGAGTTCCAGGCATGTGACTCCTACGTGTACGAGCTGATGGACACCATCGGTAAGTACAAGCACGACCCAGTGCTTATGGCGCATATGGTGGCTCTGCGGGCGGCGGAGTACCTCGGCAATGTCGGGTATGACGCCACCATTACGATCCGTTCCCAACTTCGCAATTCTTACGTCGTTCAACACACTGATGACTGAAAACGCAATGGTGCCGTTTTATCGTTCATACCTTTTGAACGGACGCACCGTCTACTTGGACAAGCTCTCAGAGTTGTCGGACTCTGAGTTGCACTTGCTGAACGTCGATACAAAAGCCGCGCTGCAGGAGGCGCGGCACGAGTACGAAGGGATTGAAAACAAGCAGTCTGAACAGGCTGGCCCGGCGTATCGCAGACTAAAAGTGGCTAGCTATTTCCAAGCCGCTATCAAACTCGAACTCGAAACTGACTGACAATGAAGCGCTTTTTACTTGCAGCAGCACTTGTGTTTAACGGGCCGGCACTGGCACATCACACAGGCAGGGAGGTCACAGCAACCGTTTACCACCCGGAATATCACGGGGAGGTGGCGTATTGCGGCAGTGTGTATCGGCACTGGGGTGTAAGTGCTGCGCACCCGTGGTTGCCGTGCGGCACCAAAGTGCGCGTCTCGCACCAGGGGCGAGCACTGCTGGTACCAATTACTGATCGGTGTGACTGCGGCAGCATTGATCTTTCTGCTGGTGCAGCACATCGTTTAGGTGTTCCACTCGATGGAACAGCGACTGTGCGGATTAGCTATTGACACAGACCCGCTCTTGCCTACTACACTGCACACGTTCCATCCTATGAACATGTACATCCTTTCTGAAGCTCAGTTTGATCAGGTCATCAAGGCTCTTGATGCTGCTCGCTTTGCTCTTGATACGTGCCAGCACGTTGAACTGGACCTGACCAACTCCAAGCAGACCATTCCCCTGCCCGCTGGAGAGTGCATTGTACGGACAAAATCCGTACAGAAGCCGGAGTCTCAGAGTAAGACTCGTAAGTCCAGCCGCAAGGGTAAGCGCGGGGTGTCGGTGTTGACTGACGTGAAGGTGCTGGAGATTAAGCGCCAGCTGGCCGCTGGTGGGAAGTCGGTGGGCAAGATCGCCAAGGAATTCGGAGTCCACCCCACCACGATCAACTGCATCAAGTGGAATAAGACTTGGAAGCATGTACAGCTCCAGCAGGAGATTGCTGAGGCTGCGGCGTGAGCATCTTGTGTGATATTGACATTCACACGCTGGCGCGGAGGGAGCTTGTCACTCCCTTTGATCCAGGCTTGGTGAATCCCGCGAGTCTTGATGTGAGACTCGGCGAGAACCTGTTGGTGGAGTTGTCGTCAACACCTAAGCTGATGCCCTTTTCCATTGCTGGGCATACGGAGGAAGAGCCGTTCATGCTCCAGCCGCATGAGTTCATCCTTGCGGAGACGGTTGAGGAGTTCCGGTTGCCGGACTGTATTGCTGGGCAGCTGGCGTTGAAGTCCAGTCGTGCCAGGGAGGGGGTTGAGCATCTCCTTGCTGGGTACATCGACCCGGGATACTGTGGGAGGCTAACGCTGGAACTGCAGAACGCGCGGATGATGCACCCGGTTGCGCTGTGGCCTGGGATGCGGATTGCGCAGATCGTGTTCCATCGGATGACGATGCTGCCGTCCAAGGACTACTCCCACACTGGGAGGTACCAAGGTGACACGTCTGTGCAGGGTTCCAAGGGATGAGCGACCCAGTGCACCACCCCCGGCATTACACCGCCGGGAAGTTTGAGGCGATTGATGTGCTGGAGGACTGGTCGCAACATGCGCCTGATCCGGTTGCTGGTGCGCTCCAGTGGCAGTGCCTCAAATACCTCAGCCGCATGTGGCTGAAAAAAGATTCCTTGGAGGATGCGCGGAAGTGCCACTGGTATCTCACGCGGTTGATCAATCGACTGGCGACTGAGGCTTACCGGGAGGGCTGATGTGCAAATGCACGATTTGAGGCACCAAACGTGCAAATGCCTCAAATGAGGCACTGGTGGCGAGTTGTCGCCAAGGCCTTGGGAGAGAAGGCGCACCAGCACGACCGGATTGCTGATCAGGTTGCACTGGTGCGCTTTTTTATCTTGGCGGCCTATATGACTACAAACATTTTCATTTGCGCGGGAGTTATCCGGCATTGGAACAACTGACTGCTACTGATTCATGGTTACTACTAAGCCTTTCAAACGCGGGGAGGAAAATTTCGCCGCGATTCTTACGCCAGAACTTGTACAGAAAATGCGCAGATTACAAGCAGAAGGGTGGTCTTACCGAAAACTCGCGGATGAGTTTGATGTTGATCCAAAGCACGCTTGGCGTATTTGTAAAAAGATCGCTTGGAGCTGGGTTGACTGATGCGGTGCGCTAACTGTGATCACGAGCGGATTGATGTGGAGCGCACTTGCCACGACACCGCTGAATCAATACTCCGCAAAAGGAAGTGTTCTAATTGCGGGTACTCTGTTTTTACTGTTGAGGTAGAGCTGCCGCAGGGAGCTGCAATGCACTCTCATAGGCATCTTCTTCGGCGTTTACCTGGATTTTTACGTGTTCATTTTTCGTGATGGCTATTTCGATCAACAGCAGGCCGTGCCAGCAGTGCGGCAAACAAACAACCAACTCAGTGATGTGTATGAAGTGCTATCGCTCCAGTGCTGCAGGGTTACTGGAGATTCGCATGGAGAGGATTCGGCAGAGTTACAAGCCCCAGGAGGATGGGGGGCCGTGTCGGTGCTGTGTGCATTGGGACAAGCGGTGTTTGCTGGGACTTCCCGAGGGTGGGACACTCGCGGCAGCCGACTTGTGCTCTGCACGGGAGCTTGACAGCCTGCTAGAGTAGTAGGGTACAAGTTGCCCTACCAGGCTTGGACTTCCTTCAAGGGATCGAGCACCTCCACACGCTCGACGATGCGACACTGATTGCGTTTGACTCGGAAACGACGCAGCTCCAGCCAAAGATGGGTGGGATGCGGTTATTGCAGTTGGGTACTCCAGGCAAGTTGCCTGTGGTGCTCGACTGCTTTTCGTTGGATGACAACGACTGGATTGAGGTCGAGGAGTTTTTCAGCGTGGAGCGCACATGGGTGGCGCACAATGCTGTTTTTGACCTTGGCTGGCTTCAGGAGCATGAAATTTATCCGGCGGGTAAGGTTTTGTGCACCATGCTGGCGAGTCGGATCCTCACCAATGGGATGCCCAACGTGAAGCACGGGCTCCAGCACTTGGTGAAGCGTTACTTGCACGAGGGTATTTCTAAGGAGGAGCAGAAAAGTGATTGGTCGGGCGATTTGACCGAGAGCCAGCTGCAGTATGCGGCGAAAGATGTGCTGGTGCTTTTGGACTTGTTTGATCAGATCCAGCAGCGGATGGCGACGGCGGCGCTGCATCCGGCTTGGTACTTGGAATGCAGTGCGTTGCCGGCTATGGCGCAATTATGGCGAACGGGCCTTCCCTTTAATAAGCAGGATCTTATTAAACTCATTGAGGATTTAGATATTGAACACCACGAAGTCGGAGAAAAGTTTATTGAGGACTTTGATGCTGCGTTGCCCGCAGGTCACAAACTGTGCCGGGGACTTGACGGGAAGCTGTTGTACCAGACAAAGCCCGCAGCAAAAGGTAAGAAGGCGGATCCAGATACGTTTAATCTCAACAGTCCGGCTCAGTTGCTAAGGAAATTTACAGCGTTGTTGGGCGAAGCGCCGATTGATGCGAAGAACGGCAAACCCAGCGCCAGTCGGATGGCGCTGCAGGAGTATGTGGGTGATCACAAGGTTGTTGCTGATTACTTGCGGTGGAAGAAAGTAGAAAAGAAGCGGCAAATGGCCGAGACTTTGTTGAAGAATTTGGCGAAGGATGGTTTTATTCGTGCCAGCTATATGCAAATGGGGGCTGATACCGGAAGGATGTCATGTATGAGCCCTAATCTTCAGCAGATTCCGCGTGACCAGCGGTTTAGAGCGTGTGTACAGGCGCCGGCTGGCTGGAAGTTTGTTGTAGCAGATTACGGGCAGATGGAGTTGAGGTTGGCGGCGGCGGAAGCTAAGGATTCTCTTATGACTCAGGTGTTCCAGCAGGGAAAGGACCTGCATACGATTACGGCGACGCAGATTTATGGGGTCGCTGAGGATGAAGTTACAAAGGAACAGCGCCAGATCAGCAAAAGCGCGAACTTCGGATTGCTATATGGGTCGGGTGCAAAAGGGCTTAGGAACTATGCAGCGTCGACCGGAATCCAGATGGATCTTGATGAGGCTGCGGAGGTGCGGGAAAAGTTCCACGCTGCATATAAAGGCATCTCCGCATGGCAGCGCAAAAATGCTCGCGATGCTGATGCGGCTAAGGACAATCCATCTATCCGCATACGCATCTCGGGCTTGCGGCGGTTTTTACCGGGCGAGAACAATAAGCTCACCACGCGCTGTAATACACCAATCCAGGGAGCTGGCGCAGCAGTCCTTAAACTTACGCTCGGCAAGTTGTGGCCGCTGCTTCACGCAGACCGGGAGGACGTGGTGCGTTTGGCCGGCGTGGTGCATGACGAGATCATCCTGCTCGTCGCAGAAGAGCACGCAAACGCTTGGGCTATCCAGTTGCAGTCTGTGATGGAGGAAGCTGAAGCGAAGTGGTTAGGTGAGATTCCACCGCTTGCCGAAGCTAAGGTCGGGGGTAGCTGGAACCAAGCGAAGTGACCGTCGAGCAGGTTGTGGAAGATTACGAGTACCGGGTCAGGATGCACCCGCGACACGGTGGTACACACGACCTGTTCGTTCTTGCTCCAGATGCTTTCACCGCGAGGATGAAAGCTCTGGGGCTTTGTCCTGATCAGCAGGTTCAGTCGATCCTGCGAGTCTCAGAGTTGGACGCATGAGTCTCCCGCGTACGGGCCGTGAACTGGTAATGGAGTGGTTGATGCGAGAGATTCGTTTGGCAAAGACAAGCGATTTGCACCGCATGGCGGCTTTTTTGGAGTTTGCGCGGCGGGTGCGAAAGGGCTCCAGGCAGCAGAGGAATGGGGCGCGGTTGGCGCAGTCGAATTCGTGGAGGAAGGATGTGGATGAGGATGTGCGCTGGCGCGTCTAATGTGTCGCAGTATGCTACTGTGTAGCAGACTAGAGAGTCAGCAATGCCGCTGAAGCACGGATCAAAAATTTATTGCCAGTTGCTGCTCGACAGTCATCGCTACAAGTTGGCTGAGCAGCTTGCAGCCAGTGAGGGCAAACGGGTAACCGGAATGTTGCGGGATATGGTTTACGCCGCTTTGGAGAAGGCTGTTCCAGTGTCGGATTACAAGGCTGCGGAGGCTGCTGATAAGGCGGCTTGGGCGGAGTCGGTGCAACGGCGGGTGCAGGGAAGGATGCGCTCCAAGCAAGAAGGAGATGTGTCAGAAACTGACGCATGAGACTCAGTTGTGTTTCGATACATACAGCCGCAGACTAGGCGGAGGCACTAGATTTACACAGTAGTCACACAAAGGCAGATGACGCGCTATGTCGTCATGGTCGAGGATCGCTGGGTTACGGCGGTTTACGGCCCTGGTCAAGGAATTGGTCTCACCGCATCCAAGGAGGATGCATCCTCGTGGGTCACATATGAGCGAGCTGTCGCTGCGGCGCGAGTTGTTGCTCAGTGCGTTAACAGTAACGTTGCTGTGCATAGCGTTGATGAACCCACCTATCCCCGGTCATGGAAGTAGTACCGTTCCAGGAACAACTCGACCCGGAGCTGCGGCTCGGTGAAGGTCTTTCACGTACCAGTGCAGAAAAGACAAAGCTGTTCGAGCTGAAAATCTGGTTGCCTGGGCAGGGCGCGATGCGGGATTTGGTAAGGGCGGAGTCGCTCCAGCAGGCGATTGCGTTTGCCGCAAATCGTTATCCCAACTGCAAAGTTGAGGTGCCGGAGACGGCGGCGAAAAAGCCTAGGCTGGTGCGCTCAACCCGAGGGCCGAAAGAGACGGCTCGGCGGAATCTAAAACTTGCGGAGGCTAGACGTGACCAACCCAAAGACTGCGCTGTTCCAGCAGAACTGGGCGCGGATTTGTGCAGACCAGCAGCGACAGGATTTTCTTGATTCGTTGTATGTCCAGTACGGCCGCGATAAAACAGATCACCCGATGTATAGCTTGTACACGGGCCTGTACCAGCAGTGGGTAGCTGATGCTGTGTCTGTGTAAGAAGCTTCAGCCTTAGGCGGAATCTCGGTCCATTCCGAATTGATCGGCCAGGTTATCGGCGGCTTCGCGGATAGCCCAGGCCGATTTTGTGCGTTCCAGCTGATGGAGCGTGTTTAACACTAAGGCGGCTTCCAGGAGGCCGCGATAGTCCTGGCGGTTGAAGAGGTCGACTAGCCATTTGTCAGTTACAGCTTTGTGGAAGCTGGACTCGGGGCTGTGCTCGATTGGGTGCATGGTTACCTCGGGCGGATTTTGAGAAACCAGCCAGTGTCGGTGCCTTCAATGAGCCAGCGAGGCAGCCAGTTTTTGCGCGAATAGGCGATGCCCGCGCCTCCCTTGTTACTGGCGTAGCCGCCAGCAGTGAGGTTGGCCTCGCCGAATGGATCGTTATGGATGAAGTGGGTTGGGGTAAATCCGATGACGACACTCCAATGGCCAGTACCAGAAGGGCTGGATACGGGGCCTTTGTGTAACCAGCCGACTGGAACGGGGTGGCCGTGAGTAATTTCGTTTTCTAGGTCTTCGACTGTGCCATCCATTTCAAATGTTGCGTTTAGCCCCAGGGATTTGAGGGCGGCGATTTGTGCTTTGGGGTCGGTGGTGTCGCCAAAGCGGGCGCGGATTTTGTTGTACTCGTAGTCGCCTGAAATCTTGCCGTAGTAGCGGGCAACCATTGCGCAGCTGGAGCTAAAGCACTGGCGATAGCCTGTTGAACCGTCGTCAGGTCCCAGTTGGTATTCGTAGGCGACCTTGAGGATTTTTTCTTTTGGCGCGACCAGCGGTTTTGTGTCAGTGTGCTGATTCATGAGGGCGATCAGTTTGCCTGGGTAGTTGGGGTCGGTGGCATATTTTTCCGTGTATAACCACTTCGCTGCCTCTTCACGAGTTGGAGCATTGTTGCAACCTTTATAGGTTTTGTAGTCTTTGTACCAGTGGTCGACGAGGTACATCACACAGGACAGTAGATCTGGAAAGTCAATAAAACTGTCGGTAATTGTTATCCACTGGCCGTTAATAAATTCTTGGGTTTTCTTGTCGCTGCCTTCGCCTTTAAGGCCGAAAAAGTTGTTTCTGCCTGAAACTAGCTTGCCGTAGTTGGATTCCAGTGCCCATTGTGCGGCTACGAGTTCGGGGAATTTTGCTCCAGCGACTCGGGCGGCTTCAAGGATTCCTTCCCAGCTGTTGGGGAAGTTGGATTGTTTGCCGGCGACGCTCCAAGTTTTGAACCAGCCTTGGTCGCGGCCCAAAATGTGGGGGTTGGCCTTGTTGATGGCTGCCTCCAGTTCTGTGATGGCTGCCATCTGATGGGGCAGTCCTTTGTAAAACCGGAATAAGTCGTTGAGACGGAGCTTATTGGTTGTCATCACAAGGCCCTTGCGAGGTTTAGCGGCGACGCTTAGGGAAAACAAGCTTTAGGGCTTGCAGTCCCAGCTGGATCCAGCTGTTGGAACGTAGGCTGCTCATGCCGATAATTTCGGAACCGGCGGCAACGACGATCGCGGCAACAGCGACTTGTTGGTCAGTCATAAAAAAGCGGAGCTTTTCTTGAGTTTAGCTGTACTAGAGAAGAGAAACCGGGCACGTAATAGTTTCTACCGCTACATTCTGTGGAGCCACTGCTGGGTATGGACCATCGGATTGAAGATGGCGAATACTTAAACAAAAAAGAAGCAAAGGCCCGGTTTAGACAATCCATCCTTAAGCACTGGCACAACAAGTGCGCGTACTGTGCTGCGGATCTGGGGCGTTCAGCGACGCTAGATCACGTGCATCCCAAAATTCGGGGTGGGCATACGCACCAGCAAAACCTTGTGGCCTGCTGTTTTGGGTGCAATATCTCAAAGTCGGCGGAGGACTGGATTGAGTGGTACAGGGGCCAGCCGTTTTGGGAGCCGCACCGGGAGGATGCGATTGTGCAGTGGATTACTGGGGGGCTGCTTTAGGGTCCCAGCCCATGCCTTCGAGATACATCATTGCGATGTAGTGGTCTTCGGCGTAACGGCAGACGCTGTTGAGGCAGGCGCGGTAGTATAGTTCGCCGCGTTCGTTTTCCAGCTGATCCAACGTGTAGCCGTTGCCGAAATCGGTGGTGTTGACGACGCTCATTTTTTGTTGCCGACAGTCATTTCAATATGGCGGACTCGGGTTTCGAGATCACTAAGCCTTTCTTTTGAGTCGTTTTTGAGTTCTTGGATGTCGGCAGCTACTGTTCCAACCGATTGGTCTAGCTTGGCGACTTGCATAAAAAGGCCGCCCAAGCCTATGACCGAAGCGGTCAGTAGGGCTGGAACGGCTTGGTTAAACGGGTTGTCGGGTGGCTTGACAGTAATTTGGGCCTCTTCGTGGTTGTCCATTGCGAGGCATACTGCCGACCTTTTCTACAGTTTAACGACCTTGTCCCCTTAGCTTTTTACGGCCGTGATTGGGCAGGCTGTTTTGACCTTGACCCTGGCGGGTCTTTTTGGGTTTGCCGGGCTGGTGCTCGACACGTCCCAGTGCGGTCTTTGATTTAACTGCCATGTCTAGTACTGTCCGGCGTCGAAGGATGCTTCAATGTCCGTCACTCTAGCTTCTAGTGCGTCAAAGTCTGATAAGGGTACTTCACCGTTACGTACGGTAACGACTGTACCGTCATCAGAGATTGTTACTGTATTTGAAATTGTTGTTACGTACACAGCTGTCATGATGTGTACCCCTCGGAAACAAAAATAGTTCCTTCTAAGTAGTACTCTTTTAGTCCGGCTGTATTTGTGAGTAAAACATCGTAGTAAACCTCGTTGGGGAATGAGGTTGTCTGCTCGTCCGTCAATGAAACGGTGACTGTACCGTTTACGCGATCGGTATAGGTAACAGTAAAGTCGGCGTACTTTGTTTGTCGAGTTTTATCCCACGCTTGTGCCGCAACGCTCCAGCCCGTAAGGTTTATTGCTGTGCCAGTGGCATGTTGAAACTGCAGCGTCACGTAGTAATCCGCGCGACGCTGCAAGCTGATGTTGTAGGTGCCGGGTGCTACTGCCATACCACGAGTCTAGCCGTAGGTCACCAGTAGCGATCTTGCCAATCAGAAGTGTGGCACCACTGCCAAGCCATCATTCCGAGGATGGCGATGGCTAGCAGCAGTGCCAGTCCTGCAATCAGGAAGCCCACGGTACACCAGCGGCCTTGGTGGGCGCATGTTGCTCATTCAACTGGCTTTGGAGAGCGGCTTCGATCTCGGCAACCTTTTCGTCACCACCGAGGGCTTCCTTGACCCAGCCGATCACGGTGTCCTCTTGGAGCTGGTTGTACGGGATGAGGTTGTCGGGGCGTTCAAAACCGATGCTGCCGTATGCACCACTGGTGTAGGTGCCATCATCAGCGTTCACGGTGTAGTGAGCGGTAAAAACGAAGCCGTCGTCGGTTTCGCGCTCAAGGGTGTTGATACCCCAAACAAAGTTGGTGGCCATGGTAAAAACCGTGTTCAGTAGCAGGTTAGTAGGGTTGCAACCAGTTGAGTAGGCCGGTTGCCCGCCTAGTAGTGAAGGGGACTCGTCACCTTGGCTGGTGACTTTCCATGTAGCAAAGAATCGCACGCATTTCTTCTAGCGTGGCGTCATTCTTCAAGAAGTTCGCCCTAGCCGAAATGACCGTGACGTTTCCCTTG